CGGTGCGCCTAGCCTCATGTGATGACTAACGTGAAGTGATGCTGGGGTCAGACATCGTGCAGCGTCTAAACGTCATAAATACGAATGGTGTCCACTTCAACCCTGTGTCCGGCAACCAAGAGCGACTTGCTCTGAACTGTGGGGAACACAAACCCCAGACCTCACATGACACTGAGAGCAACCGAGCCTGCGAGGGCGCTAGTAACATCAACCACATGACATCCCCATACAACGACCCCACATACAAAGCCAACCGCAAACAAATACTTAGAGATGGCAAAGCAACTATCTGTGCGCTATGCGGTAAGGCAGGTGCATCAACCGCAGACCATATAGTGCCGCTCATGTTCGGTGGCGACCACTCGCTTGAGAACCTTCAGCCGGCCCATCAGTCTTGCAACTCCAGAAAAGGTGCAGTACAACAAAACAAACGAGCCGCTCAGCAGAACCAAGCACGACAACAGACTCGACCCAAGAAAGACCCCCAACCGACTCAAAAAACGAACAACATGGATTTTTTTCCAACTAAGGCAGAAACCCCGACCCTTATTTCCTCCATCTTTTTGGAGAATGAGAGCGAACTGGCCAGAACTGAAGAGATTGTTGAGGTGGATTGGCGTGTTGGCCGTGAACAGCCGAGATTGGAATCGGTGGGTGTTGGGGCTGAGTCTTATGGGCCTTTAGTTGCTCGCTGGGCTGAGCGGCATATGGGTATGACGTTGATGCCTTGGCAGGTTCATGCGTTGTCTGGGCAACTTGCTCATGAGGATGGGGTGTTGCAGTTTCGTGAGTCGTTGGTCTCAACAGCCAGACAGGCCGGCAAGAGTGTGGCTCTTCAGGCGTTAATTGGCTGGTGGATTACTGAGGGTGCAATCCTGCGTAAACAGCCGCAATCAGTTATGAGTGTTGCTAACAAACTTGACCGTGCTGAGGCCATCTTTCCTTTGCTTGCAAACATTCTGTGTGAGTCTTTCAACGGTAAGAAATTGGCGGCTATTGGACGTAAGTCTGTTGAGATGCCTGACGGGTCTCGCTGGGAAATCCGTGCCGCTACCAAGAGCCTTCACGGCGGTTCTCATGATTTAATCGTCTGCGACGAACTTTTTGATATTGACTCAGAAGTTGTGGATTCGGCCCTGCGCCCGAGCCAGATTGCCCGTAAATCTCCACTGCTCTCCATGTGGTCTACAGCCGGCGACCAGAACAGCGAGACCATGATTAAGTTACGTCAGCAAGCCATGGCCGATATAGATAACGGGGTTCCTAGTTTGTTCTATTTCGCTGAGTGGTCAATGCCGTCTCATCTGGCACCTCTCGACGAAAAAAACTGGCACTGGGCTAACCCATCTTTGGGTACCACCATCACAATTGACGCTCTAAAGGCCGTGTCCAAAAAAGATTCCTTCTTACGTGCGCATCTCAATCAGTGGATTACAGCACGTGGAGCATGGCTAGACCTTGGCATCTGGGAGAAAAATGAGACAGATATCCCTATGCCAGATACCGGCATCTCGTATTTAAGCGTGGATTCCAGCGTTGATGACGCCAGATTTGTAGGGGTTAGGGCCTCTGAAGTTGATGGCACAGTCATTGTCAAGACCGAGTTCGTTACTGAAACGGAGGCTGATATGTGGGCCGCCATTGCTCGAGTTATGCACAACCCAGAGGTGCAACTGTTGATAACTCCCACGCTTGACATCCACGTACCGTTGTCTTTGCGCCGGCGTACAACCATTACTGGCTATTCAGAACTAACGAAGTACACAACTTTAGTGCGGTCAATGATTCACGAAGGCCGAGTTAAACACCACGGGGAAAGCCTCTTGGCTGACCATTGTTCAAGAGCCGTACTGGTCAAGACCCCCACTGGCGCTGTTGTCAGCAGTCAAAAAAGTCCCGGCCCAATAGAACTTTGCCGAGTAATGATTTGGGCTGTGGCTCAAGTATCCAAACCAAAGCAAAAGACAAAGCCCATGATGGTCATCGTTGGTGGCTAAACTGCTAGCGGTATTGCTCTGGGCGTTGTCGGGATGAGCAGGGCAGTACCACAATTCTCATACTGAAAGTGGCATACTTCCATCATGGCTCTGTTCGATAAAAAAGTTACCAAGGCCGCTATCAGCCCAATACCTGAAGTTCAGGCGGCTGTCGGTTATGGCAGTGCCAAGAACTATGGCGGTGCCAACATGATTGGTGATTTCTGGGCGTATCAACAGGGTGAAGCCAGAGCGGCCGCCATGCAGGTGGCGACCATCTCACGCTCAAGAGACCTCATGGCCTCAGTCATTGCTTCAATGCCTTTAAAGATGTACAGCGAAAAGTGGAACGAAGTTGATGGCGAAATGGAAGAAGTGCCATTGGCTCCACGTTCGTGGTTACGCCAGCCAGACCCAACTGTCACATACCCATTTCTCATGGCATGGACATTTGATGACCTCCTGCATTTTGGTAAGGCCTACTGGTACATCACTGCACGTAGCCAAGATGGCTTTCCTTCAGCGTTTACTCGTATCCCTGCTGGCTCGGTCACAACTCCAGACAACCCACAAAACATTGCTTTTGGGCCATCTAAAGAAATCATGTTTGCCGGCAACTTCCTGAAGACTGAAGATGTTGTCCAGTTCCTTTGCCCAATTGAAGGCATTGTCTACAACGGTCAGCAAACAATTGCCACAGCAATAGCAATAAATGAGGCCCGTAGGCGCAATAGCACAAGCGCAATTCCTGCCGGCGTCCTTTCCCAGACGGGAGGCGAACCGTTGTCTGCTCAAGAACTTGCTGACTTGGCCGCACAATTCAACACTGCTCGAGCCACAAACCAGACAGCCGCATTAAACGAGTTTCTGAAGTATGAGCCAACCACAGCAACTCCAGACAAAATGATGCTTATTGAATCGGCTAACTACTCAGCGCTTGAAGCGGCCAGATTATGCTCCGTGCCTCCTTACTTAGTCGGGGTCAGTACTGGCGCATACTCATACCAGTCATCAGAACAAGCCCGTGCAGACCTTTATATCTTTGGTGTTCAGCCTTATGCGCAGTGCATTGCGGCCACATTGAGCATGAATAACGTCCTTCCAAGGGGGACGTATGTTTGTTTCGACACGGATGATTTTCTTGTCGAGAACGAAATGGCCGACACAATGAACCAAAACCAACCACAACAAAACACACAGGAACAGATAGCAGAATGAAACTTAATCTCTCAGCCGGCTTTGCCGTAGACCTAGAAGCCGAAGCAGGCTCAGCCCCTACTCGCCAAATATCGGGAATAGCGGTGCCATATGACGTGCCGGCCCGAGTGAGTGACGGCACCTTGGTGCAGTTCTCACAAGGTTCTTTGCCAGTCGATGGCAAGGCTCCAAAAATGTTTATGTATCACGACTCAAGCCAGCCCGTAGGTCTGGTCACTGCACGTACCGAAACCCCCCAAGGCATGATGTTTACTGCGTCAATAGTAAATACTCAGGCTGGTACGGACGCATTGACCATGGCCTCGGCCGGCGTTCTTGATTCGGTCTCAGTTGGCGTCAATGTTCTGGAGAGTTACAACGACAAGAACGGGACAATGATTGTCACGGCCGCTCAATGGTTGGAACTGTCACTTGTCCCAATTCCAGCATTCTCGGGAGCGACCGTAGAATCCGTGTTTGCATCAAATGAATCTGTTACCATTCCAGAAGAGGCACCCGATGAGCCTGAAGAAACCGAACCACAGGAGAACCCAGTGTCAGAACCAATCATCGAAGCCTCAGCCCCTGAGTCAATTCCAACCTCACCTCTTTACGCTCAAGTCGCTCGAGAATTCAGTCTGCCAACCGCAGGTGAATTCATGGCCGCTCTCCACGCTGGTGGACAGACTTTTGCAAACATGAACAAGGCAGTTGCTGATTACACAGCATCAAAGCGCACAAACATTCAGGCCGCCGCCGGCGATGTGATTACAACCGATACGCCGGGCCTCCTTCCAGTGCCGGTGCTTGGGCCTCTGGTACAAGACCTAAATTTTCTGAGGCCTTGTGTTGAAGCGCTCGGCGTTCGTGCGTATCCAGACTCTGGACAATCCAAGACATTCGTGCGTCCGACCATCACAACTCACACAAGTGTGGCCGCACAATCAACTGAACTGTCAGCAGTATCAGCAACGACAATGGTCATTGCGTCGAACTCGGTCACCAAGACAACTTTGGCCGGCCAAGTTACGTTGAGCGCACAAGACATTTCGTTTACGTCACCTGCCGCTATGCAGTTGATTTTGAATGACCTCATGGGTGAATACATGATTGCATCTGACAACCTTGCCGCTGACAACTTACTTGCGGCCGCAACATCATCTGGTGTGTGGGACTTGTCAGTTGCTGACTTGCTTAAGAGCGTGTACGACTCAGCAGTGGACATCTCGAACGGCCGTAACTGGACACCAACACACATGTTCGTCTCACCAGACGTATGGGGCCAACTCGGACAACTTGCAGACACCACTGGTCGCCCAGTGTTCCCATTTATTGGTGCAGGACTTACAGGTCAGAACGCCCTTGGAAACGCATCAGCGTCTTCATGGAACGGAAACCCACTTGGGTTGCAATTAGTGGTAGATTCAAATTTTGCGGCCAAAACTATGGTCATTACAAGAGTCGGTCAGGGCCAAGGCGATGCTTTCGAATTTTATGAGGCTCCTCAATCTCTCATGAGTTTTGAAAACCCATCAGTTTTGGGACGCACAATGAGTTACCACTCCTATGTTTCAACTTTCGCAAGTATTCCCGGCATGATTCGCAAAATCACTCAGGCTTAGTCCGAAAGGCGGTTAGCCGCCAATGGCTATATACGAGATTAACTTTCACCAACGCATAGACAACTATGCAGTGGTTCAAACTCTCACAGAGAATGAAGTAGCAGTTGGTGAGTCAATCACTGTTGCAGGTCTTGGGCATGGGTTAAACGGTACGCATACTGTTTACGCCCAGCCCCAGTACCTATACATGGGTACTGACTCTGATGGCAATCTCATATTCGATGCTCGTATACCTATCCCAAATCAGGTGATGTACTACGACGCTGATGCAGACCTTGACCGCACGGCCGCCATCCCCACAGGGACTTTAACTTATACCCAGACCTGCACATGGATTACAGCCGAACAACTCAAAACATATCTGTCAGTAGACATTACAAACCCCAGTGATGACTACACACTGCTCACACAATCTGTATCAGCGGCCAACGCTTTCTGCTGGAGACGCAGGCAAGAGTCCGGCTACACGGGCGACAGTTTAGGAACCAGCCCCTCGGGTGACGTAACGATGGGCGTACTAATGTATGCGGCTTCTGTGTGGCGCTCCCGTGGCTCTGTGCAAGACACCTTTGCTACGTTTGATGGAATGGGCACTGCAAGCGTCTCAGCGATGACTCCAATGATTAAGCAACTACTTGGCATCTCACGCCCACAGGTCGCCTAGTGGCTTACACAGACCTTCTGAACGAGGCTATAGATGACGTCGCCGCCAAGATAGCAACCATCTCTGGACTGAGGGTCGTGACAGACCCAACCAAGATTGTTCCTAATTGTGTCTTTGTCGATGCCCCGTCGTTTACGACCTTTGCCGGCAATGGCAACATTCTTAACGTGACATTCCCAGTCAAGGTTCTTGGCTCGGGGCCAGCCAACCTTCCAGTGCTACGCCAATTGTTAGACATCACTGCCAAGGTCATCTCAAGCAATGTCATAGTCATGAATGGTCAGCCCACCTCATATCTCATTGGTGGTGCAGAATACCCGTGCTACGACCTAGTAGTATCCATACAAGCACAGACAGCGTAAGGCAGGCCATGTACACAATCATTTCTCCAAGACTCGGAACCGTAGGCGACAAGTTCGTCCCGTCTGAAGGCATCAACATTGAAGCGCTTATTGAAGCCGGCTTTATTAAATCCGACAAACTATCAACCAAATCTGCTAAAACAGAAGAAACATCTCCAGAGGAGTAACCCACATGGCTACCAGCACATACCTTTCTAATCCATCACTCACTGTCAATTCAGTTGATTTGTCAGACCAGACAACCTCAGCAACCCTGACCGTCAAATACGACGCTCTTGAAAGCACAGCCTTTGGCGGTACTTCCCGTGTCTACGTAGCCGGCCTTGGAGACCACGAACTCACAGTCGAACTCTTCATGTCCTATGCGGCTACAGAGACCTACGCCACTTTGGCCGCTCTTGTAGGCACAGCAACTACTGTTGTCATGAAGCCAACGTCAAGCGCTGTTGGTGCAACCAACCCATCATTTACCTTGACCGGCACATACCTTGAGGCTTTGCCAGTCATCGACGCCACTCTGGGCGAACTCTCGAGCATTTCGCTCACTTTCCGTGGTGGCGTTTACGCCGCCGCAATCGCATAACAAAACCAACAAGGGAAACCCGACATGAAATTAGAACTCCGTGCTGACATGGGCGAAGGCCCGTTTACTGTTACTACCAACCTCTGGTGCGTAACCCAATGGGAACGCAAGTTTAAAACCAAAGCGTCAGAGATGGCCAACGGTATTGGCATTGAAGACCTTGCTTTTCTCTGTTGGGCGGCTTGTCAAACACACGGTCATATTGTGCCGATTGTTTTTGATGACTTCATAAAGAAATTAGTCTCATTGGAAATCGTAAGCGAGGACACAGACCGCCCTTTCTCCGAGGCACCTACCGACATTCCCTAGCGGCGGTGCTAATAGCCACAGGGTTCTGGCCACGTGAGATAGAGTTCACAACAGATGACCTCTCGACAGTCATAAAGATGATTAACGAAAGTCGTAAAAAGTAATGGCCACCAATGTTGTAGAAGTTCTAGGTCTAAAAGAGGCTCTTAAAGAACTGAACGATATGGACAAGAAACTGCGCCGGCAGATTACTCGAGACTTCAAGCAGATTGTCCAGCCCGTTGTTGGCAAAGCAGAATCAATGCTTCCTCAAGGGCCGCCGTTGTCTGGCATGGCTCGGTCTTGGAAAGGCAAGTCTGGCGCTGACATCATGTCTTGGAACGACACACGTGTACGCAAGAACATCAAGGCATTTACCAGTGGCAAAAAAGTCCGTGATGCGCCCGGCGGCTTTAAACAAAACCTTGGAGTCTTTGGCATTCGCTGGTTAGGGCCTCAAGCAACTGCCCTAGATATGTTGGCTAAAGGCACAATGGCTAACAACCTCACAGACCGCTTTGGGCCGCCATCTCGTATTATTTACAGGGCTTATGAGTCGTCTTCTGAGAAGATTCAGCAAGACGTCAAAGACCTAGTCAATAAAGTAATGAAACTAACTAACAACGCTATGAGGATTTGATGAGTGTAATTCTCAACATCGTGTCGGCCTTTGATGAGAAGGGCATAAAAAAAGCCCAGAAGGCCTTTGCCCAACTCGAGACCACAACCCAGAAGGCGTCCTATGCCTTAAAGACTTGGGGTGGCCCTGCGGCCATAGCCTCCATTGGCGCTGTAACCACTGAACTTGTCCGTGCAGTTAAAGCCGCCGCCGAAGACCAGAAGAGCCAAGAACAATTAAAGATTGCTTTAGAAAACACTGTTGGCGCTAATCAGCAACAAGTAGCCGCCGTCGAAGATTCAATCACGTCCCTCATGTACCAGACGGCCACAGCCGATGATGCCTTGAGGCCAGCCCTATCCAAATTGGTCAGAGCCACTGGGGATGTTACTCAAGCACAGTCCCTCTTAAAACTGGCCTTAGATATTTCTGCCGGCTCGGGACGTGATTTAACAAGTGTCAGCACAGCCCTGTCTCGTGCGGCCTTAGGTAACTTCACGGCTCTTACTCGTCTTGGTGTCCCTCTTGACCAGAACGCTGTTAAGGCTAAAGACCTTGATGGTGTCCTTGGAGGACTTGCTTCTTCTTTCGCTGGGGCCGCCAGCAAGAATGCACAAACTTTTGAAGGTCAGATGACGACCTTGAAGATTGCCATTGGCGAACTTGAAGAGTCCGTCGGCATGAAACTAATCCCAGTATTAGGCAACTACGCCACAGTCCTTGTAGACCTAGCCACTAAAGGTCAGAGCGTAGACAAATCAACCAAAACGTGGATAGACCGCATTGCTACAGGTATTGGGTTCTTGGCTAAAAACACGCCGGCTCTTGGCCCAACTCTTAAAGCGCTTGGGTTAATCAACGACAAAGTTAAGGAGCAGGCCGACTACCTAAAGCGTCTGCACTCCCCCACTAGCAACGTCACCAAGAACCTACAGAACCTCACGATTGCCACAGTAGATAACACCGACAAGACCGACAAGAACAATGCCGCTAAAGATAAAGCCTCTGCGGCCGCCAAGAAACACGCAGCCGCTTTGGCTAAAGCAAAGGCTGCCGCCGCTGAATTCCAGCGACAGATAGAAGAAGCCGCTCAAGCATTACAGGACAAACTCAATGCCCAACTTGATGATGCCACGGCAAAACTGGCTGACGCTCAAGGCGCTTTCGATTCTTTTGGCAAAGGTGTAGGACAGGCAATTACGGCCGGCTTTAACTTTGCTGACGCTCAATCCGAAGTTGCTGGCAATGCCGCTGAAGTAAAAACTGCCCTGCAAAAGCAAGCCGAGGCTCAAGCCAAAGTGAACAAGGCACAGGCTGACTACAACTTCTTTAAGCGTGACGACTATGCAGTCATCTTGTCTGAAGCAATGGGAGACCTTGCTATTGCTACAGATGAAGTCACGGCCGCACAAGCCAAACCACAAACCTTTTTTGAATCTTTAAATAAACAGGCCGACAAAGCCAAAAAATTTGGGGAACTAGTCAGTCGCTTAATGGCCGAGAATTTAAACGAAGCCGCTCTACAGCAGGTGCTAGCCGCCGGCGTGGAGGGTGGTACTGCCATTGCTGAGGAAATCCTTGGCTCTGCCGACGGTGTACTTAGAGCAAATACTTTGCAGGACACGATGACTCAACTGGCTAAGGACATGGCCGAAAGGTCAGCCAAGAAGTACTACCAAGCAGGTGTCGATACAGCCAAGTCGTACCTAAAAGGCATTCAAGACACTATGGGGATTGTCGCCCCAACTATGGATTTCTCTGGAATTGACCTATCAGGTTTCTCTGTTGGCGGTCTCGGTACTCTCATGGCCAATGGCGGCGTGGTGACAAAGGCAACGACTATAACGGCGGGCGAGGCTGGGCCTGAAGCAATCATTCCTCTTGATCGCATGGGTGACTTTGGCATGGGCGGTGGCAGCAATGTAACTATTCATGTAAACGGCGGAGACCCACAATCAGTGGTTAATGCTCTGCGTACCTATATGAGGCAGAACGGGTCTATCCCAATCAAGGTAAGCACCCCATAATGCCTCAGACATACAAAGTAAAATATTCTGCTGATGGAGTTACTTTCACGGCTCTAACCAATGTTCAAGGTATCAATATTAAGTTGGGTCGTGAAAAGCAACTTGATGCTTATAACGCCAGTAATGCTGAAATAGAAGTCCGATACCCCACTGGTTACGCCAGCCCCATAGCGGCTCTTAAAACTGGTACCTACATTAAAATTGAAGGGCCTAATCAACTTGATACCAGTGCCAGTTCTTTCCTTGGCCGTATTCGAGATGTGCAAGTGCGTTACGGCATCCCATACGTGGGTGGAGTAGGCAACGCAGATTATCTAACTATCAGTTGTGAAGGTTTTTTTGCCGCTGTTTCTCGTATGAACGGCAACAACTACGCCTTGGCTTCAGGCGCACCACAGACACAATTAACAGCATCTAACGCAATCACCGGCGTCACTGGTGCCTATCTACGCCCTCAAGGCACAGACCCAGTAATGGTTGGACTAAACATCACAGGAACTTGGGGCGACTGGTACAACCAGTTACTAACCACGTTAAATGGCCGTATGTGGGACACCAATTTGCTTAACGAAATTAAGGTTGTTAGCCCGTTTTATCAAAACCCAGTGACCGAAGGTGCTACACCAGTCTTTTCAGACACCCCAACCTCAGTCCAATATTCCTATGACCAGATTGACTTCAACTCTTACGCTGACAACTACTGGACTCAAGTTTCTGTTACCCCTCTTGGTGGCTCTGTTGTAACCATCACACAGGCTGGGGCTACTACTCCTTACCGCACCTACACAATTAACACTCTGAACAGCAGTACAGGGCAAGCCACAGATTTTGCTAACTATTTGGCCAGTCTTTACGGCACTGCACAGTTTCGAATTGCCAGCGTTTCATGTCTTTCTGAAGCCACCCAGCGCAATGGCTTTCTTGATTCTCTTGGTAGCCAAACCCCAGCGTCTTATCCCGGCATGAGATGCAGTGTCACTTTTCGTGGCACTACTTACCCGGCAATCATTGAAGGCGTCACTATCTCGGCTACGCCTGAGTCGTCCCGATACACTTTCACGCTGTCATCGGCCGAGCAAAACAACTATTTGATCTTGGATTCAACGGTGTACGGAACGCTCGATTACAACAAGTTAGGATATTGATTATGGCTACACCAACCAATTTGCCAGCAACGCAAACCACAGGGGCGGTGCTAACGGCTGCCTACATGAACGACCTGAGAGGCGCGTTCCGTGTCCTACAGGTTGTTAATGCAACCTACTCAACTCAAACTGCCACCAGTTCTAGTTCTTTTTCCGATACTGGCTTAACCGCAACTATTACCCCGCAATCATCGAGCAGTAAAATACTTGTGGTTGTAAATCAAGCCAGTTGCTATAAAGAAATCAACAACACTTATATGACCCTAAAGTTATTAAGAGGAGCGTCAAACTTAATTACTATTGAAGGGTACGGCGGTTTTACAAACAGCACAGCACCCAATAACTTTGGTTCTTGCAGCGCAATGTATCTAGATAGTCCTGCAACCACTTCTGCTACGACCTACAAAACACAGTTCAACAGCAACAACAACAACCAGCAAACCATTGTTCAAACGGTAGGCGGTACGTCAACAATTACACTGATGGAGATAAGCGCATGATAGAGATGACAATTACAAAAGCCCTAAATTCTTTGGGTTATGAGTCTGGGTGGGCCGCAAATGAATACGGTATTACTTTTTGGGAAAACACAGAACCGCAACCAACAGAAGCAGAACTAATTGCAGCAGGTTGGGTAAAAGCAGAAGTTGAGGCAAAAGATGAAACGCCTACTGCTGATTAGCGCCACCCTTATAGCCCTCACAGGCTGCGCAGACCGTTTCCGCTACCCATGCCAAGACCCAGCCAACACCAACAAACAAGAGTGCCAATGCAACCAAGAGCCACGCACTAAAAACAAAGCCCTAGGCGCTATCGAGTCAGCCGTAACCACCACCACCCTTAAAGAAATTCTAGGATTTGACTGCTAATGAAACTCAGGCCACGACTCACCAACGAAGAAATAAAAGCACGTTTAATCCTTGTAGTAGGCATTGGGCTAACCGTTGTATTCGTTATGTCAATCGGCTTCATGATCTACGGCACTTTATTTGTAACCCAGCCACGCATCATGTCAGAAGCAGACCGCGAAATCTTCGGCCTATTAAGTCCACTTTTAATGTCCCTATCCGGTGGCCTACTTGGGATGCTGGCCGCTAACGGACTTAAAGACAAACCACCA